AGTCTGTTCCAAGAAAGCTACATCAACGGCAATTTAGAACGGATCTATCGGAAAGAAATGCCTTTTTGTCAGCATGACTATTTTAAAAACACAAAAGATGTGTTAGAATATATAAAAATCGCACCCAACCTATGATACAGATACGAGACCTCACGGTAAAGAATTTCATGAGCGTGGGCAATGCCACGCAGGCCATAAACTTTGATCGCAGAGACCTCACCTTGGTCCTGGGTGAAAACTTGGATCTGGGCGGTGATGGCAGTCGCAATGGCACAGGCAAGACCACCATCATCAATGCTCTCAGTTATGCTCTCTATGGCCAGGCCCTGACCAACATCCGACGAGACAATCTGGTCAATAAAACCAACGGCAAGAACATGTTGGTCAGTCTAGATTTCACTGTCAACGGACGAGACTATCGCGTGGAGAGAGGTCGTAAACCTAATGTACTAAAATTTTATGTCAACAACGAAGAACAATCGGCCGAAGACGACAGCCAAGGCGATTCTAGAGAAACGCAGGAAGCCATAGAGTCAGTCTTGGGCATGACACACGACATGTTCCGTCATGTGCTGGCCTTGAACACCTACACCGAACCATTCTTGAGCCTCAAGGCCACGGATCAACGCATCATCATCGAACAGTTGCTGGGCATTACCTTGTTGAGCGAGCGTGCGGAACGCATCAAAGAACTCAATCGCGTGACCAAAGAAAGCATCACCGCAGAAGAGATGCGGATACGTGCGGTACAAGAAGCCAATCGTCGCATAGAAGAACAGATCGAAAGTCTAAAAAAACGTCAGACTCTGTGGCTGGCTAAACAGCGAGATGACTGCGACAAATTGCGGCAGGCCATCGCGGCTCTGGAGCACATCGACATTGACGCAGAGATACAGGCACATCGAGATCTTGATGCCTATCATGCTCGCAAGAAAACCATCGACGAGCATAATCGATACATCCGGCAGATCGATGCCGAGCAGGCCAAGATTGCCAAGGAACAAGACAAGATCAAAAGAGAACTAGCAGCCTTGGATGATCATCAGTGCTATGCTTGTGGCCAGAACATACACGATGCCAAGCAGGACGAGATACGAAAAAACAAACAGGCTGCCTTGCAAGAGATCGCGTTGCAATATCTTACCAACGACACACAGCGGACAGAGCATGTGAACGAATTAGATGATCTCGGCGAACTAGGCACAGCACCTACAGTGTTCTATGACGATTTAGAACAGGCCCTAGGCCACAAGAACAGTGTGGATGGCCTACGCCGGGATCTCGAACACAGGTCCGCCGAAACTGACACCTACGGTGAACAGATCACTGACATGCAAGGTCAAGCTCTGCAGACTGTGAGTTACGATGAGTTAAACGAACTCACCAGGCTGCAGGAACATCAGGACTTTTTGCTGAAGTTGCTGACCAACAAAGATTCGTTTATCCGCAAGAAAATCATTGAACAGAATCTCAGCTATCTCAATAATCGGCTCACACACTATTTGGATCGCATCGGCCTGCCGCATCAGGTCATATTCCAAAACGACTTAACTGTGGAAATCACGGAACTGGGACGAGATCTTGATTTTGACAATCTCAGCCGCGGTGAACGCAATCGATTGATCTTGAGTATGAGTTGGGCCTTCCGCGATGTATGGGAAAGTCTGTATCATCCCATCAATGTGCTGTTCATCGACGAATTAGTGGATTCCGGCATGGACACACAAGGTGTGGAAAACAGCCTGGCCCTGCTGAAGAAGATGAGCCGTGAACGCCAGAAATCGATCTGGTTGGTATCACACCGAGACGAACTGGCAGGACGTGTTGAAAACATCCTGCGGGTGATCAAAGAAAATGGTTTTACCAGCTACAACACTGATATCGATGTCTCCTGACAGATTCGCCTATCATACCGTGGATGAGTACCAGATAGAGGTCACCTCTTACTGCAATGCTGCTTGCCCGCAGTGTCCTCGAAACATCAACGGAGGGGATATCAATCCTCACATGCCCTTGATGCATCTGCCTCGCGAAGTGATAGATCGTGTGTTCCCTCAATCGCTGTGCCAAGATCTGCGTCAGATATTTTTCTGTGGCAGCTACGGCGATCCCATCATGCATCCGGAATTCCTGGATGTGCTCAAGGACTTCCGCAGCAAAAATCCCTCGCTGTGGCTGTATTTCCATACCAATGGCGGTGTGCATGAGCCGGAGTATTGGATACAGATCGCACATATCTTAGGACCCCACGGGCAGATAGATTTTGGTATTGATGGCCTTGAAGATACCCTGCAATGGTACCGACGCAATGTGTCCTACGACAAGGTCATACGCAATGCCCGAGCTTTTATCGACGCTGGCGGCCGTGCCCAGTGGAACTACATAGTGTTCAAACACAACGAGCATCAGGTCGAGCAGGCCCGTGAGATCGCCGAAAATCTACGATTCCATAGATTCCGTGCCAGGAAAACTGGGAGATTTTTCCATCATGGCACCGAGCAGGCTCTGGATTCTTGGCCCGTGCATAATCGCCGCAACAAAAAACCGGTGTTCTGGTTGGAACCTCCCGACAATCCTTTCTGGAACAACAGCAGCGTGCAAAAATTGCCCAATCTCAAGCACAATCCCCAGGGAGATCTGGATCAATATTTCAAAACCACTCCCATCAGCTGCGATGCTCTCCTGGGTCGCAAGGTAGTGATCACGGCCGAAGGATTGGTTCTTCCTTGCAATTTTTTCACGCACAATCTCTATGATGCAAGATTCCACGAAGACGTGTTGCCCGGTGCCAATGCACGGCACATGACCTCCACGGGCAATCAGGTTAGAGAATTTCTAGAAAGCTATGGGCTGGATTCACTAAATATACACAATCACGATTTACAACAAATTTTTGACAATCCCATGTGGTCGGATTTGATACAGTCCTGGACCGGTCCGGAAAGACTGTTTGAATGTGCCATGACCTGCGGAGAAAAATTTCGCAAGGTTTGGGATCAATGACTCTACCTGCAAAGGAAATCAGATGAAAAAATACATGATCACCGGAGGAAATCGCGGACTTGGACTGGCACTTTGCCAGAGATTTTCTGGAGATAGCTTCAGTCGCAGCAATGGATACGATATCACGAAGGACTACGACAAAATCGCTGAGGCCAGCCTTGAATATGATGTGTTCATCAACAATGCGTTCGATGGCCCTTTCCATGAACCCTGGGCCAATTTTGGCCAGACCCGGGTACTACACGCTGTTGCCACGGCCTGGGCCAAGCACGACAAGTGTGGAACGATTATAAACATCGGTAGCACTGGTGCCAATCGCATCATGGCACCGATGCCAGACTTTGAAACCTATAGAGTATCCAAGGGCACGTTAAAAACACACAGTCTGCAATGGTCTAGAGCATTCAAAGAAAACAAAGTGCCGTTCAAAACCAGCCTGCTGACCCTGGATCGTCTCAACACAGTGGCCACCCGCAGTCGTTCTAACTGGACTGGCAATGGTCTCAGTCTGCAAGAAATTGGCAATTACGTGGAATTGATAGTATGGGCACAGGGCAATACCTGCATTGAAGAAATTGTAACCTGGGTAAACTTTGATTACAAAGAGCATGAATGATCGGGAGGTTCTTAGTGCCAAGCATGCCAGGTACCACTGATCAATCCATAGATATATTAATCTGCGGTCTTCCAGCAGGTGTATTGCAACGAGCACCTGCAGCACCGGCCTTGCTTAAAGGTTGTGTGCAGCAAGCAGGGTATACAGCAGCCACGCGAGACTTGGCACTGGATCTCTATATCAATCAGTGTGGTCGAAATCTTTCTAGTTTTTCTCAAATCAACTGTCTGTTTGAACCTATGACACAATTTGATTCATCCCATGCTTTGATACAGGCCTGGATCAATGACTGTGCGACCATGATAGATTCTTACCAACCTCGATGTCTTGGTCTAAGTGTTTTTTCGCACTTCCAACACCGAGCCACTGTGCTGATTTGCAATATGGTTAGGCAGCGATTTCCAGAAATTAAAATCATACTGGGGGGCATGGGGCTGGATGCTGGCATAGAATACAGCATGTTAAACTTTGACAACATCGCCAAAATCGATCTCATGAACAAATTCCACATGTATATTAGCCGACACGGGTTGGCAGACAAATTGATTTTTGGTGTCAATGGAGAATCTGATCTGGTCACAGCCTTGGACGAAATCTTTTCTCGACATCGTGGCAATACAGCCGTGATGGAACCAAAATCTGATTTTGACGACTACCAATTCAAAGAATATCTCTGGCACAACGAACCTCTCATGACCATAACCAGTAGCAAGGGCTGCGTGAGAGCTTGCACCTTCTGCAACATACCTTCACAGTTTGGCCGATTCAGCCGTCGGCAGGGAGCGGCCGTGGCCGAAGAGATGATCTCATTGAGAGAACGCTATGGAGTAAGGAAGTTTGAATTCACTGATAGCCTGGTAAATGGCAGTCAAAAAGACTTTCTCGAGATGATCACAAGATTGGCACAGTACAACAACGGGTTGCCTGATCAAGAAAAAATCATCTGGTTTGGTCAATACATCTGCAGACCGCAGTCGCAGATCAAGAAAAGTACCTATGAACTCATGAAACAATCTGGAGCCAGCACACTATTGATTGGTATAGAAAGTGCCAGCAACACTGTATTGGATCACATGGATAAACAGATAACCATCCAAGATGTCGAAGCCGAACTCGAACAGCTAGAACGTCACCGTATCACCTGTACCTTGTTGGTCATGCTGGGCTATGTCAACGAAACCCGGGAAGACTTTTTCAAAACCATGGAATTCCTCCTACGATGCCATCGTTATCTGGCAGCTGGCATAGCCAATGTCAGCATCAACCCCACACTGTTTATCAACCCCGGCACACCATTATATGAGCAGGCTGAAAAATTTGGTATCACGCTGGATCCTTTCAGCCGAGGATTTTGGACCATCGAAAGCAACCCTGAAAACACTTTTCTTGAACGCATGCAGAGGAAGTTGTTGGCCCATAATCTTTTAGATCTCATGGGCAATCAATCTTCTCTAGGCTCAGAATTTTATTGGCCCATGCTACTTGAACAGATCAAAAACTATGAACAACGACTCATTGATCCAACTGCCCGACCACCTGTGGTCGTATCTGACTTCCCGCACGATTGATTTCCGTGTGCACCTTCGGGCCAAATCAGCACGGTCTGTTTGGCCTCTAGTGGAAATCTCAGTCAATCATGCTGTGATCTATAGAGATCTAGCAGTGGACGATACCACGATCAGCAAACAACTGGACATAGATGACGATTTCGTCTTGCGTATTTCTCTTATTGACAAACCAGACGACGGCACTGTGATTGATGACCAAGGACGGATCATCGAGAACCAAGAGATTGAAATCATCTCTATCGTTGTCAACAATGTTGACCTTGTGTCAACGGGACTGATTTATCGAGGAATCGGCAGCTATGTCATGAATCTCACTGCCTACAAAAAGCAGCAGCTGGAAAAATATGGTCAGATCATGGATCAATCTAACAATCTCACCATGGCCGAAAATGGCACATGGACGATACGATTGAAGCAGCCTGTGTTTACTTGTCTGGCTCGGCTGTGGCACCAATCCGAACCCGTGAAAAAAATGGTACAGGACAGTACGCAGATACGCAAAGAGATGGCAGAAAAGATCCTGGATTGCCTGCGATTACAGTCAGACCTCGAGGAAAATATATCTCAACACACAGGATTATCATAACTAACAATCAATGTCATGGCTTTACGAATCAAAAGAAATCACAGAAATACCCGAAGAATACTCCGGTTTTGTGTATTTGATCACAAACAACTTGACCGGACGGCGATACATTGGCAAAAAACTTAGTAAATTTTCCAAGACAACTTATAAAACAGTCAAGCTCAAAAACGGCAAGAAGAAACGCAAGAAAATACGCGGCAAGATAGAATCAGATTGGCAGACCTACTATGGATCCAGCCCGGAACTCAGTCGTGATGTCGAACAACTAGGCCCAGAAAATTTCACCCGCGAAATACTTTATTATTGTAGAAGCAAAGCAGAATGTAGTTATATTGAGGCTCGAGAACAATTCGCTCGCAGGGTACTTGAATCAGACGAATACTACAATGGTCACATACAGGTTCGGGTACATGGCTCACACATCAAAGGCAAACTAGGCTCAAACGGCTAGCACCGGCCAAAATCGGGTGCCCTAGACCTGGAACTTGATTCACAGGGATGGAAGCCTCGTCGAGCCAGCGAGCACTCAACCACTACCCGCAAGGATGACAACGTCTCTAAGACCTGACGTTTGGTTGTTGGAAAAGAATTTCAAGGCAAAAGGAGGGGGGAGAAACCCCAGACATCTTTGCTGTGATAGCGTACAGTTTAGATGTTGCCGTTGTGATAAGACGGAACGAGTAGGTACCGGACAACCGCCTACGCGATTGATTATAAACAATTATAGTCAGTCATAGTTTTAACGCTGTGTGACTGTTGTACTCGGATGATGCCGCAGTTTTTCTTGGCCCGATTCTGGGTCAAGTGTGACCGAAATATCTGGATGATACTGAATACTCGCTTCACTCGTAAAATAAAATATTCATGAGCGACAGCGAAATGAATAGAACCGCTATAGCGGTTCTCCTGACATAAAATAACATATGGATATCAACAAAGATACCTTTTGTTCAGCACCGTGGTTCGCACTACGCAATGACAACGACGGCAGATACAAACCTTGTTGTCAGATCGTGCTGGAGAAAACCAAATATGAGGGCAAATATGCCTATGACTTTACCACGGATTCAGTGGAAGACTATCTGAATTCAGGCTATGTCAAATATCTAAGGCAGCAGTTAACCCAGGGCAATCGTGTGTCAGAATGTGAACGTTGCTGGAAAAAAGAACGGCACGGACTCAGAAGCCTTAGACATATTATAAACAATACCATAGTCGGACCTGATCGACAAGACCTGGGCTGGATGCAGATATATTTCAATCGCAAGCAAGACTATGGCAATGATCGTTTGGTCAGTGCTGACATCAAGCTGTCTAATCTTTGCAATTTTAGCTGTGCTATGTGTAATCCTTTGGACAGCAGCAAGATCTATGCCATATGGTCCGCCAACCAGCAACATCCTTTGGTCCAGCAAACATTGGATCAAAAGCCTGATTTGCTGAAACAGTGCAAAAAAGTCTTTATGACTCGCAGGTATCTAGCCCTCCTTGAAAACATGCTAGATCGTGGCATCAGATTCCTCAAGATACTGGGGGGAGAACCTTTGATCGATCACAATCTCCTGGATTTTCTTGTACAGGTTCCAATTGCACAGGCCAAACGCATACATCTTATGTTTGTGACCAATGGCAGCGTTGATCTAGCATCGGTACGACATAGATTATCTTTTTTCAAAAGTGTGTCTTTTACGCTGAGTCTCGAAGGTGTAGGAGGCACGCAGGATTATGTCAGGAGAGGCAGCGACTGGGACTTCATCCAACACAACGTAGAAAAATATCTGGGTTATTTTGACAGTCAGAGTCTGATGATAACGCATACTCTGCAAGCGTTGACAGTGCTGGGATTGGCCGATCTGATCTCCTGGTGCCAGCAGAAAAATCTAGCTCTGATGTTTGGCATCTTGGATGGACCTGATTATCTGTCTCTACAAGCGGTTCCTGAATCAATAAAAGTTCTGGCCCTAGATCAACTTCGAGCCATGGATCTTAGCTGTTCTAATTCCATCGTGAATCCTAGCGAAGCCTATTTTACTCCTAGAGATCTGATCTCGGTCATTGAAGAGTCGGTGTATGATCCAGAAAAATTCCAGCAGATACGAGAGTTTATTGCATGGTACGATCCGTCGGCACAGTACAAAAAGATCCTGCCACAATGGATAGATCATCTAGAAACTGTCAGGCCAATCTCGGAACAGTGCGTGTTGGATATCGCCGGCGACAAACTGATTGAATGATCGATGTTTGCTTTCTAGTTCACCTTCCAGTGGTGCCACACGACGGAATGCCGCGTCCATCTGTGCCATGTCCTGGAACTCCATGATGATCATCCATTCTGGCATGTCTGCTATGCTCCGGAAACCCATCTTGCAGCGGGTGATGCGATAGGATTCCAGCTTGCCTTCGGATTTCAAATGATCAAAGAAACTCTTCATTCCCGTGACCCATTCGAGATCGGTGATGTCGCCCTCTTTATTTGCCCAGATAGTGTACAAGTCCATTATGTGATGGCTCCTAAGATTTCAAATCCTTCTATCTCTTTTTTGTAGAGATGTGCCTGCTCGAGATAGAGATAGCGGAATCCTCGAGCACGATAAATGGCACATTCTGTTTTCATGGTTTCTATGCCCAGTCTCAGTTGGGGTTCATGATAGGTCCAGGCGAACTGATCGCACAGGGCATTGTGATCATCAAATCTACGGATCAGGCTAAAGGCCACTAGATTGCCGCCTGCGTAGTAGCCTACGACATCAGCCATGGGGTCACGGAATCTCGACGGAAACATGGGCATAACTGATGCAAATCGCTTGTGAGCACAGTAGGCACGATAGATGTCCTGGCACTTGGCGATCATGTAATCGCTCTTGCTGAGATAGTTCCAGGTCACAGATTCGGTGTATTGGGTCCGGGCCAGATCTATGCGTGCAAACTCATAGGTCATGATCTGGGATCCTCTCGTCCTTCAAACAAGATCTGGAGATAGTCCTCGGGCCAGCCTTGATAGTAGCCTTTTTCCGCTACCATACGAGCATGGGCATTGAGTTTGGCCAAGGGCTGCACGAAGGCTATGGCCCAGGTACCTTGATTCATGGTCACGCCCTGAACCACCTCAGGTGACTCAGGATGATCAGCCAAGGCCAAAAGATCTCGGGCCCGCAGGAATGCCCGGTTCACTGCTGTGATCTGCTGATTGAATTCGTCGGGTTCAAATTCTGCAGGATCGTAGACCATGGCCACCACATCCAGTTCGCCGATGTCGATGCGGCTGAGATCAGTGTAGGGATCTATCTGGCCTGGCCGGATTTCAAACTTGCCTTCCAGCCGGGCACGGCGTGCATAAGGGCATGGAGCCCAGCCGGCCAGTGCAGGATGTGGACGTTCCACGAAGCCGGTGACCCAGGCCAGGATGTCCAATTGTGCTTGTTCAAAATTCATGCTAGAAGAAAGGCATTCCGGATTTTTTGGTAGTTTCGAGATTTTCTTTGATCAGCCGACCGATGATCTCTCGTTCACCATGACTGAGATTCATGGCTTCCACATAGGTCAAGCCACCTCGCATGTACCAGCACATCTTCAGTGCTTCATCTCTGATGGTACCACATTCTTTTTCCATGCCATCCACGATCTCGGTGATGCGATCAGAGTCCGAGGTCAGGAGGCGGACCCGAAAAAACGTGCTGTGTCCAGGGTAAAGGCCTGTTCGTACTTGTTCTGGCAGCTGGCACAGGTGATGTTCAAAGGTTTGAGCTCGCTGGCTTCTCTCAGTGCTACTGCATGATCACGTATCTGTGCAAACACACCGCGATCACAGTTCTGCATGAATTCCAAAATGTGTTCATGTTCGGTGATGTGTGCATCGCGACTGCGTATCTCCATGATGCTCTGGGCCAGCACTGTGACAGTGGCATCGACCAACTGCCGCATCATGCGATTGAGTTGGCTGACCTTGTCCTGCTGGCTGGCATCGGTGTCACTGACGATCTGCATGGTCTTTTGCTGCTCAAACTGCACCAGGCTGTTTTCCGTGATCTGGCGATAGTCCAAGGGTCGGAAATAAAATGTGAGATCACCCACTGTGAGTGGCTTGCTGTAGTCCGCGGATTTCAGCCGATCCATCACGGTGCGGAGATCCAGACCAAACAGGGCTTCTTCCTTGCAGGCCGGGCAGGCAGTGTCAATCTCCATGGCATGACCATAACTGGCGATGCGTATGGCCACCAAGATAGAATCAAGATCAGTCACAGGCACAGCCCAGGCATCACGGATGTTGGGCACACAGCTCTGGATCACTGACACCACAGCTTCGCCGTTGAACAAGGCATCGGGGGTGCGATAAGTGATTTCGTCAATGGCAGTCATGGGCAGCACCGGCAGTTCACCGTTGGGCGGTAGATCCAGGGTGCCTGTGGGCCAGCCATGCCCACCGCTGGGCAGGCGTATATAGATGGCTGGCTGCCGGAAGAACTGGGCCAGCGGGTTGTTGGTTTTGGGCATTTTTTCACCAGGTAAATAGATATTGTACTTATAGGTCACGAAATCCGCCCCTAGGAAAAGCATGGACGAGCAAGAACTACAACGACTGTTTGAAAAATTCCAGAGTGGTATACAGCCCACCAGCGACGAATTGAAGAAGCTGGCCGAGAACGCCAGCCTGACCGACAAAGCTCTGAACAGCATGAACAAAGGTTTGCTTAACCTAAGCAAATCTGCTCTCAATCTCGGTAAAAAACTCTACGAAGGCGAACAAGGTGCAGCGGCCAATAACGAAATGGTTAAAACTGCAACAGACGCTGTGGCAGATTTTGCCAGCATTTTTGGAGTCGTTGGCAAAATAATAGGTAAGCTCATCCAAGCCTTTGGCGGTTATGTACAAGAAGTCAACAAACTTTCAGACAGACTCTACAAAAGCTACCAGAATCTCAGCAAGGTAGGTGTCACTGCCGCCGACGGCATGATGGGTCTAGCCGAATCCGCACAGCGATTGGGATATGGACTCAGCGAAGTTGGATTGGAAAACTTTGGTCGCTTGATGAAAGCATCAGCCCAGGATCTCGCACTATTGTCTGGATCGGCTGTGCAAGGACGCAAAGATTTCACAGAGTTTGCATCGGAAGTGGTTCGAGGATCAGCCGGCCGAGAACTAATGAATCTCGGCTATTCAGTGGAAGAACTCAACGAAGGCCTAGCCAGTTATATTGGCTTGCAGTCCCGTGTGGGCATGGCACAGAACAAGACCCAGGCCGAACTGCGTGCTGGTGCCACGGCCTATCTCAAGGAAATGGATGCTCTCACCAAACTCACGGGCATCCAAAAAGCCGAACTGGAAGAAGGCATCAACAAGGCCCGGGCAATAGAGCAGTTCCGGGCAAAACTCGAATTCATGCGAGCAAATGGACAAAAAGACGAAGCCGATGAAATGGAAAAATATTTCACGGTTCTTCAAAAACAGGCCCCTGGCGTGGCACAAGGATTTGCTGAAGCAGCAGGTGGACTCATAGTATCTGATGCAGGTCGACAGTTTTTCCAAGCCATTGACAGTGGCACAGGAGTCATTGAAAAATTGTCAAGTGGTGCTACCAAAGCCACCGGAGCACTGGATATGACTTACAAGCAGGCCGGTAAAACAGTCAAAGAAAACTTAACACTGGGCATGGCCGGTGGCTTTGGCAATGTATATGGACCACTTAATGAATTGGCAGATGTTAGCCATAGAAGTGCTCAAAGTCTTGAAGAAAATGAAAAAGCAATAAAAGACGCCCAAAAGGCACAGGAAGATGGTCCAGGCGGAGTGGCAGAACAGACGGACATGCGTCGTGCCCAGATGGACACAAGAGATGCTTTGCAAAATTTAGTCAAGGCCGGGGTAGGTCCTGCCACATCGGCCATGGCTGGCCTTGCCAAAATCACAAATAAAGTAGTAACTGGACTGGGTGGTAAAGTCGCCGGGGGATATGATACCGGCGGAGGTGGCGGTGGAGGTGGTGGAGGTGGTGGAGGTGCAGCCGCTGGAGCCGCTGCCAAAGGTGGTGGAGGTGGTGGAGGTGCAGCCGCTGGAGGTGGCCTATCTGGAGTGAAAGATGCTCAGGGCGGAGGTGGTGTGGGACTTTTCCGTGCTCTTGGCATGGGATTGCAAGGTCTAGGACTAGGAGCCACCGGACCTACCTCAGAACCGGCCAGCGGAGTAGAAGGCAAACTGCTCAACTTCATCGGCAAGATCGAAGGACGTGGGGATTACAATATCTTAGTTGGCGGCAAGAGTCTGCCAGAACTCACAGAGATGACTGTGGGCCAGGTCTTGGATTACCAATCAGGCATGCGTTCGCGAGGACATGAATCCACGGCAGTGGGCAAATATCAGATCATACAAGGCACGCTGCAGGGTCTGCTGAAACGTGGCGTGGTCAGTCCCGATGACAAATTCAACGCATCAACACAAGACAAGTTGGCCACGGCCCTGATGCAAGGTCGCGGGCTTGACCAATACAAAGCAGGCAAAATACCAGCTGATGCATTCGCTGACAGCCTGGCCAAAGAATGGGCCAGCCTGCCCACAGCATCGGGCCGGAGTTATTATGCCGGCACAGGCTCCAACAAAAGCCTGGTGGGCCGTGATGAATTCATGTCAGTGTTTGCCCGCGACGGTGGGGTATTTGCTGGACCCAAATCCGGCTATGCAGCCACGTTACACGGCACCGAAGCTGTGATACCCTTGCCTGATGGCAAGACCATTCCAGTGGTCATGCCCGAGCTGGCTTCGGGCCTAAAAGATCAGATGGACATGATGGGTGCCCAACTAGTGGCCCTGGAAAATCTCGTGGCCATCATGCGTGATCAGACCACTATCAGCACGAAGATACTTCAAGCAGCCAACAACTAGCGGTAAATATCTGCTACCGCGGGGACAGACATGGCTTGGAAAAAGTATTTCAAAGTAGCAAATACAGGAGGACAACTCAGTCCTCTGTCAGGATCTGGTGCCGAAGGCCTGCCCGGATACGGTCGCAACGATGGCCGAGATCCCCTGCGTGGCCACGCAGACGTGGTATATCGCAACTACGCCAGCCGTCTGCCCGAAGTGTACACCGGGCATCCCAATCGAGTAGAACGCTACAACCAGTACGAAGCCATGGACATGGATTCGGAAATCAATGCCTGTTTGGACATCATCGCTGAATTCTCCACACAGCCCACACCCGATGAGCAGGTACCGTTCAGTGTGCAGTACACAGACACACCCACGGACCACGAAGTGGAAATCATCAAGAAACAGTTGCAACAGTGGGTGAAACTGAACAAGTTAGATCAACGTATATTCCGCATATTCCGTAACACCATCAAGTACGGTGATCAGGTGTTCATCCGCGACCCTGAAACCTTTGAGCTGTACTGGGTGGACATGACCAAGGTAGCTCGTGTGATCGTAAACGAATCGGAAGGCAAACGACCCGAACAATATGTGATCCGTGACATCAATCCCAATTTCCAGAATCTCACCATCGCTGCCAAGACCACCACGGACTATCAGTCAAATCCACCGGCATCGGGCTACATCGCACCCATGAACTACACAGTGCCCACGGGTGGTGCTGGAGGACAGGGTGCTGGCC